GATAAATGACCCTTCGATACTTATCCGTGGAATGCCATACCTTTGAACCGTACCAACTTCCGCACTCGCCACATTTAATCTTTGATGAGAAAATGTTGACGCCGCTGTATTTCTTACCTCCGCCATACCTCTTCTGGATTTCTGCCTGCACCAAATCGAATGTCTCCGGCGGTATGATTGCCTCATGGTTTCCTTCTACATAAAATTGTGGTATTTCACCCTCATTCTTCTTTGTCTTTTTTTGCAGGAAATCCACCGTATAAGACTTCTGTAAAAGAGCATCCCCTTTATATTTCTCATTGCTAAGGATGCTTTCTACTGTCTTTATGTGCCATTTAGTTTTGCCACCCGGTGCTGTTACTTCCTTATTAGTAAGTTCCTTTGCAATTGCATTGTAAGAAAGACCACTTAGGAACATCTTGTAAATCAGCTTTACTGTTTTTGCTTGATCTGGATTTACAACAAATCCACCATTTGGTCCCCTATCATAGCCAAGAAATCTTTTATAAGCTACGCTTGCTCTACCGTCTGCAAAACGTTTCCTCTGTCCCCATGTGGTGTTCTCAGAAATACTCCGGCTTTCCTCCTGTGCTAAGGAAGACATAATTGTAATAAGAAGTTCCCCTTTGGCATCAAGTGTCCATATGTTTTCTTTCTCAAAATAAATCTCAACGCCCTGTTCTTTCAATTTTCTCACTGTCGTAAGACTGTCCACCGTGTTTCGTGCGAATCGGCTAACCGATTTAGTAATGATAAGGTCAATCTTTCCTTCCAGTGCATCCACCACCATCTGTTTAAACCCTTCACGGCGTTTGGTATTCGTAGCTGAAATACCTTCATCACTATACATTCCTACAAACTCCCAATCATCACGACTTTGGATATAATTAGAATAGTAATCCATCTGAGCCTCATAACTGGTCTGCTGTTCTTCTAAATCTGTTGATACTCTAGCATATCCTGCTACTCTGCGTTTCCTCGCGTTACCAATCGGTTGAGAGTTAATTCTACTTATGGTAGCCGGAATCGCAGTTACTCTCTTTGCCATGTTAACTTCCTCCCATCCTTCAGATTGAATACTGCCTTGTCATCAAACAGGATGACCTCATCTACCTCTTGAATAAAGCCCACTTCGTAATGAGTCTTCTCACTAAGTAAGGTTTCTGCAGCTTTCCTTAATTCATCTTCATTAAATGATTTCAAATCGCAAAAAGCCATTTTATTCTTTCTCTGCCCGTTGCAAGTCCACCTCTCGTAATAGTTCCGAACCGTTGTTTTACTGTGAGCAATGGGATTTCTAATGCAACTAGAACCGCATTTTCCACATTTAATTCTTCCTGTAAAACAAGTTCTTCCCCTCGGCTTTGAGGAATAATCCCTTGACCAGTTCTTTATCTTCCCATTCTTAAAGCTAAACTCAATCCTGTCATCAAAAACTGAAACCGTATCGATTTCTCTCTGAAATTTATCTTGATCCAATTCTTTTTCTCCCAACACAAACGCTGATGCTGTCCTAAGTAAATCTTCATCAACCGGCTGCATATCGCAGAATTTTCTTCCCTTGGTTTCACACGCATTGCATACCCATCTCTTATAGGAAGTTCTTTCTGTTGTTTTGCTGTGTGTAATATTTCTACGACTACATTTATAACCGCATTTACCACATTGGATTTTGCCAGAAAAGCAGTTAATCTGCTTACTTTTATTTGGTGCAGTATTGCCACGCTCCACACGAGCCTTCTGTACTGCCTGAAACAACTCCTTACTGATAATCGGTTCGTGTGCTTCTTCCACCCGATACTTTGACAGTTCTCCGTAATTAAGACTTCTCTTTCTTATTTTGGGCGAATAGCTTTTCTGCAACACTAGGTTTCCAATGTAAATTTCATTTAACATAATGTCCTTGATGGATGCCCTGGTTAGTGGATTTCCATTTATGCCTACCACACCTTTTTCGTTAAGTAACTTAGGCAACTGTAGTGTGGAAACACCTGCAAGGTACTGTTCAAAAATAAACCTAACCGCCTCTGCTTCTTTGGGAACAATACGATATTGTCCACCGTCCCATTCATATCCAAAAGCTCTACTCGCTGAATGGGGTTCTCCTTTTTCATACCCTTTTTTGATGGCCCATTTAATGTTTTCCGACATGCTTCTGCTTTCTTCCTGTGCAAAGGATGCCAGAATGGTCAGCATTAGTTCGCCATCTCCACTCATGGAGCTGATATTTTCTCTTTCAAATCGTACTTCTACTCCAATGTCTTTTAGGTGTCGAACTGTCTCCAATAGGTCAACCGTATTTCTTGCGAATCGACTTATAGACTTTGTTAGTACAATATCAATCTTTCTCGCGTCACAGTCAGCAACCAGACGCTTGAAGTCATCTCGCTTCTCCGTGTTAGTACCAGTGATACCTTCATCAGCGTAGACACCTACGTAAGTCCATTCTGGATTTTTCTGTATGAAAGTACTATAGTAACTAATCTGCGCTGAAAAGGAATGTAAAAGCACTTCCGTATCTTTTGATACACGAGCGTAAGCAGCTACCCTTTTCTTTGGTTTTAACTCCGGTATAGCTACTTCTATTTTGCTGATTTTCCGCATAATATCGACTCCTTTCCATTACATATATCACTCTAAAAGCCTATTAAAGCAAGTGTATATCAGAGAATAATGTGCCGAAAACGGGATGGTATTTTTCCAACATAATTGTATCAAATTCAAGGTATTCCTCTTCGGAAATCACGCCCTTTTCTAGCATTGATCTAGCCAGAGTCATTGTGGTCTGATACTGCATTTCATTTCGTAACTGGACTTCACTCATCCTGACCACCCCCAAAACGATCATCTACATAACATTCATGGCTGCAATACTTCCTATGAGAATTGCCATAGACCGTGAATTGCTTTCCACAGTGCGGACAGGTATACTCATACATTGCTTTACGCTTCACCTTATCAAGATTGTTGTTCCACCAATTCATTCTGCACTTGTCGGAGCAAAACTTTTTCTCTTTCTTTCCAGGGTTCTGCTCCACGGAAACACCGCAGCACATGCATAAGTGTATTCCTTCATCTACTGTGATCTGCGATTTTGGTATCTCAACTGCTGCTTTTCCCGTCAGATTGTTTCTTCTACAAAAGGACTTTACAGTATTTTCTGAAATACCAAGTACTTGAGCAACTCTGATATAGCCGTACCCATTCGCACGTAATTTAGTGATCTGAAATTTCTGTTCCTCGGTCATTAGAAATGTACCTCCCTATCGTTGAGGAATTATCCCTCTAACTCCCTATGGACAGAAATAATCGTTTTGACCGGATAATTTTAAAAATTAAAAAAAATGTTTGTAATCTCCGAATTTTTTTGGATAAGAGTAGTTGGCATAAGTTAAATAAGAAGTGTAAGATTGAAAAACATTACTGAAGACTGCTGTAAGAAATATAGATTTTCTAGTATATTAAAATTAAACATGCATAGGATTTACCAGGAGGTGAATTCAATGAATTATTTGGGGATAATCTACTCTTTGGTAACTAAGTTACCTATTATCACACCATTGATAATATTAGCAATATTAGTACAGAGATTTGTGAATAAGGATGAGAGAATAATAGATGAAGTCATATGGTTTGCATATAGTATAGGCATTGCTATATTATATTTTATTGCTATAAAGGCATTTGAAAATCACAATGTTATGGGATTTCTTGAAGGATTTAATAAGTTGTTTATTAAAGGTGTTAATTTTATTTATTGCATTGTATATATGCTTTTTATGCTCTGTAAAAATGAAAAGAAAAAAGGATTTATAGGTGCAATATCATTGACTTTAACACCGATACTTCTTAATTTTGTTGAACAGATTTTTACATAATAGATTAAGGGGTTTACATATGTATACATAGGAATCTCACTAACATAGAATTTAGAAAAAAGCCGCCAAGTGAAATTTAATCGCTCAGCGGCTTTATCATTAAATTATTCTGTTTTGATGATAGCGTCGGTAAATCCAGCTGCTTTAACCTTGGCAAGAATAACTTCGGCATTAGATTTGGTAGAAAAGGCACCGATCTGCACCCGGTAGTATTTCTTTGCCTCCTTCTCCTCTTCCTGAAGTCTTTCCTTCACGGTTTTTCTAAAAGAGTCCATGGTCTCACCATGCCTTGGAAACCAGTGCATTACATCCGCATGGTTACTGGCTATACCAAGTTTATATCCTTCACTGTGACAGATAATATTGTTTTCATTCAGACCATACAACTTGCAAAGATACACGCAAAGCTCTACTGCTTCAATAAACACCTTGCGGAAATATGATCTGTCGGTTAAGTTATCCTCACAAATCTCAAAACTGATATGCGTGTCATTGCCAGACCCTTTCCATCCACTACTACAATGCCACCCACGATGGTTCCACGGCAAAGTTTGATAGGTTGCTATAGAACCATCTGCCATTTTTCCAATAAAGGCATGAACACATACTTGCTTTCCTCCTGGTTTATCTTGATTCCAATGGTTATTGTATTGATCCTTACCAAGCAATCCGTCATCTGGGGCAATATAGCGTTTGAGCCATGGATTACTGGCTCCAGTGGAATGTACCATAATTCCTTTTGGTATTATGGTTTTACCTGCTTTATAACAAGCATTTTTCGTTAGTATTAATTTATGCAAATTCATTTTTATCACCTCGTTATTGAAAAGGATTAGGAGTAGCAAGCGTTGATGGATACAGATGATAGGTAAACTTTATATCGCAGTAAGCGGTTGTTGAAGTGCCATTGCTACCCATACGAATGTACAGCCCATATCCGGCAGGCACACGGCTTTGGCGCATTTCAATTTGATAATGTTGGGAATCAGTAGAGCTGTCTGCCCCGACAGGAGTGCTGCGCGAAATTCTGGTAAAAGTCTGCTCATCATTTGATATATACAAATCCAGTTCTTTCTCACTCGTATCCGATTGCCGGCAGAGGGTTATCAAATGGCAGTCATAAGTCGCTGGAACAAGCTGTCCTCCTTGCCCACCAATAACCACGCTGTTAATAGGAGTGATTGTATGAAATGGCCCTCTGATGCTATTAACACCACCTGATCCAGCTACATTGCCTGACAAAACGTATCTTACATATGGCGCTCTGGTAAATTGATTGATTGTAACTGTTGCAGTTGATGTCAAAGTTAATACAGTATTTATGTCTTCAGCTTTTTCTAATAAAAATAAGCTCTCGCCTGAAACAACGGTTGTATCTCCTATTGAAAATCTTTGACTCGTCCAATATGCTGTACAGGTTGGATTTGAAGTAACTCCAGATCCATAGGCAATATTGGCTCCATCTTGAATTCCTCTTATAGCTTCTGCAAGCTTCTGAACTGTTGCACGGAGATTTCCTTGAATCAGCACCTGTACATTATTTGCTGCCGGAATACCCAGGGTTGTCACAAATGTATAGGTAACCTCAGAAAGCACAACATTGTTGCCTGTTGATATATTTGTGAATGTAATGGATGCTCTTCGACTCACCAAATCTGGTGCTGAAGCTGTTTCTACAGGGTGCCAGTGATTTAAAAGAATTCCTGTCCGTGTGGAAAACAAATTGCTCATATCACTTATCTCTTCATTTGTAGTATTCAGCTGATTACTTATATCGGTGATTTGCCCGTTCGTGACATTTAGCAAATTACTTACTTCTGATACCTCTCCATTTGTGGTATTCAATAGATTGTAAGTAAGATTTAAAAGATTATATAGTTCATCAATATCAAGCTCCGCTAAGGCTGAAAGCACCTGATTTAGCCACTCTTGTGCCGGAGGCTCCGGTGGTTGGTTTATATCGTCTGCAAGAGCCTCCTCAACAATGGTCAGTACCTGCACACTTTTCCCAACCACATCACCGTAAGTAACCCTAATTTCCAAACGACCAACACCTGCAAATTGTGTATCCGTCACAGTGGGTGACCATGTTAAAACTTGGTCGGTATAGCTAGTAACAACAGGATAGGCAGTACCATCAGGGCGTTTGTATATTGCGTTCAGAGCAGTTTCTGGATAGTTATCCTCTAACAGACTGGATACATCAAACTCGAGTTTTCGGTAGTTATGCTCACCTCGCCGGCCAATGAAAACCGTTGTTGCTTTTGTTAAGTCAATCATGATTTCCCCTCCGTTGAAGATGTTCCATCACTATCCTTATCATGTAGCTGCTTTAGTAAATCCTTAAGCTTTTGAGGGATAGGAAGTCCGATGTGGGCTGCATTTTCCAGGATAGAAATGCCCTCATTACTTAAGTAAAAGAAAATTACTGCGGTTCGAAGGACACTTGCCCCTTCATTAACAGCAAAACCCAAAATATAAGTATCTAATATATGCCCCACACCAACCAGCATAAAGATTAGGATCTTTTTAAAGATGCCTTTCGCTCCAATCTTGCTGCACAAATTCTTATCAATGATGGCACAAAGCACACCTGTAATATAATCGATGACTACAAAAGCCATCAACGCATATAGAAAACCATCCAGCCCACCGAGAAACCATCCCATAAACGCTCCGACAGCCGTCAGAGCAGTTTGTATCCAGTTCCAAATTTCCTTCATTCTTACAACCTCCAATCAGTTTTTTTGTATAGAAAAAGCGCTCTCGAAATAATAAAGAGCGCTGAATAATTATAGATTTTAAAGTATTAGAATTAAATTCTGAAGTTGTTGCATTACATCTGCTTTTGGTCGTCCGGTTTCGATTGGTAACCATGTAACCGAAGGCAAGTCAAAAATCAACGAAGTATCAAAATCATTAATCATTATAATCACCGGTTCAAGTGCTGTACGAAGTTCCGCGATGTGGATCAGCCACTTTCTTACTGATGTATTTCCAGCAATGATTTCCTCATCCCATGGTACTAACTCCATATGGTGAAATAGGCGTATGGTATTAATCGCTGTTCGGAGAGTATGAAGGTGGGCTGCTTTAACATGAGTTACATTCGCGGTAATCATTTCAAAAGGCGAGGGCAGAACGAAAAAAGTTCTGATGACCTCCAAACTTAGAGCCCCCAAATCACTGTCCCGACATCGGAATATCACCGTATGACTTCCCACAGTCAAAGTAGATGCCTGGTACATAGTATTTGCATTATCGCCGAGATAACCGCTGTTAGAGAACAACCCCGGATTATCCACACTGTTCTGCCATTCACCGGAATCAAGCTTAACTTCCACTACCTGCGTCTGACCATCCGGCTCTACTCCAGTTGTAATCATAAAATGTGGTGTAGTATTGTAGGTAGAACTTCCAGATAGAGGACAGCTGATGACTGGCGCAGTTGGCGGACTGTTCTTTCTTACCATATTACTAATTACATATGTGGAAACCGCATCCAGAGTATCAGTGACACTGATACGATACCTTGTTGCCATTCCAGGACTATTGGAAGCCTCCGTTGTAACGCTTCCGCTAGTCTCGCCGGATACAATGGTTGACAGCGTTTCATAGGAGGACCATGGCGGGTTGCCCATATAGGAAGTGCTTCGTTGAAGTACATAGTTCTTAATCGGACTGGTTCCGGCTATCGCTCCACTCCAAGATATAGTTACACTCGGTGTCTCATATAGGTTTGGAGATACGATCAGTATAGTCGGCGGTGTCGGAAGTATGTTCTTTCGTACGCTATTTGCAGAAATTCTCCACCCGGAATAATAACTACTACCCGCTGATCCAAGCGTTCGAATTTGAAACCTTCGATAGTCTCCACGAGTGGTTGGCGGAGATGTGCTGATCATTCCACTTGTTGCGGTTGCGGAAAGGGTAATAAGTGTATTCCAATCTCCCCAGGTGCTGTTATCGTTGGAATCACTAAACTGTATTTCATAACCCGTGATGGCATTTCCCGCTCCACCTGCTGCCCCGTTCCAAGAAAGTGTTACGCTGTTCTCAGCGACCACAGTATTTAAGGCAAAGGTTGACGGCTCAAGACACGCTGTAATGTTGCAATAGATACTATTACTAATCTTCTCTGCCGAGATCGCACCCAGCACATCAATGGTCCATATACCAAACTGTGTATAGGTTCCAGAGACATTAGATACCGCAGGATTATAACTGCCACTGCTGGCATTCAAATTGAGTGTAACAAGCTCTGTCCAGCTACTCCAGGTACTATTATCGGTTGAGGTTCGCCTAGAAATCCGGTATCCCTTAATCGCACTGGTTCCTCCTGTTGTACCAGACCATGTTAGCGTGATTGTCTCATTACTATATATTTCAGGTGAAGCAGCTGCTGTACTTGGAGCAGAGGGAAGAGTATTCTTTCGTACTGAGTTCGTGGATATCTTCCATCCGGAAAAATAATCACTTCCTGCCGCACCACGTGTCCGGATGCGGAACCTGCGAAAGTTACCTCTGGTTGTAGGAGGGGCAACCGACAGGCTTCCACTGGTTGCAGAGGATGATACTGTGGTGAGTGCTGTCCAGCCTCCCCATGTGGAATTATCCGTGGAATCACTATATTGAATCTCATAAGAGGTTATTGCGTTGTTCGTACCTGCCTTTGCCCCGCTCCATGATAGGGTTACGTTCCCCTCTGCAAGGTTACTGCTCACCGCACAGGAAGTTGGTGCTCCTGCTACAGTTGTTCGGCTCGCCCAATTGATGGTTAGGACAACTTTTGTCAAATCATTTCTTCCGGTAAAGGACATATAGTTAGTCGTACTTGAACCACCATCCATAAAAAGACAGTTACTCGCACCACTTCCGATGGAATTAATTAACGCAGTTGCTATGTTGAAGGTTTTATCTCCCACTCCTGCCGATACCGTGTAGTTATATCCAGAGGTCACTTTGGTAGGACGAGGCGCAGTGATATCAGTAGATGAGTTAGCAGACGGAATACCTGACTGATTACCGGCATACAGTGTCATTGTTCGATCACTGCCCCAGGAACCACCTGCGAGACGTGTAAGCTCGAGTGTCGCACTGGTTGGATAATAATTCTCGTATTGGTCTCTAATAGCGGTTAGATTAAATATCATAACACCTACACATTCACCTAATGGTTCGTAAACCCCTTGTCTGATGTTATCTGTCGTAGATGGAATATACTCTCCGTCTCGCCAGGTACAGGAATTTGTTGCTTGATAAGTTGCCACGTCTGTTCACCTCACTCATATACTGCTGTCACCAGTGAATTTACAGTGCCACAAAGCGAGGAATTTAACCTTGTGTCTGTGATGTTTCCTGTTGTTATAGATGTAGCTGCCTGTGGCACCAAAACCTCTGCTAGGCACAATTCATAAACATCAGAATTACGAGTCAATGCAGGAGAGGTTGGTGTTGCCGCGGCTGTCCCGGTCAGCACTGCTGTTACAATATTTCGGTTAAGAAGGCTCCACCGAATTACAATGCGGTCAATGCGAGGGAAGGAGCCATTGGCGGTTGTCAGTGCCATACTCAGTGCTTCTGTATTTTCATATCGGTAACCGTTAATCCATGCACTTCCGGCTTCTATGCTGACAGCCATACCAGGACTGGGGGTCACTTGAAGATTTGTGGTATTCTCATAAAAAATCCCATTTGAGACTAGGCTGCCAAAGTATGCTGCAAAATCAGTAGCATCGTAAAGTCTGTCACCGCCGGAAGAATTGAAAAATCCGCTCTTTTCCATTGCAATACTCTCCTTTTTATTAATTAGTCTCAGCAAAAAAACATACGCTGAAGGGAAGCCATTCGTCTCCAGTTATGCTTGCCGCATAAGTGTTGGTACCATAACGTGCCGCAGTACATTGTCCGTTTTCTCCTACTACAAACAACCACTTATTTGAACTTGAACCTTGACACAAGGTACGGAAATCATAAATTGGTCGAAACCCTACTGGTAATGTAAACATACTTGTCGCTGAAGCTGAGTTTATGGTCGCACCAGCAGGAGGGGAACATGCACCAAACAAATGCACGATACGTCCAATCCTTCGGTATCTAGGCCGTTGTCCTGTTCCTCCTGAATATACAGTAAAGCCATTCAGAAACTCTGCATCCTGAACAAAGATCCAACCCGTATCTCCACCATAAACAATACCTGTGGTTGTGTCACCATTCACACAAACTGATCCACCTTCTCGGTTCAGATACATTGGTGAAGCAGCTCCATTATTTCTAGACTGTATCTCATCCCCATCGAATACCATATTGATCCCGGTACTGGCACCAATCTGTATCGGGTTATCCGTGGAGGTTAGGTTGACATCTCGGTTCGGTACTTGGAGTTTATAAAATAATCCGTCTTCATAATAGCTGTTTGTCTTTACCACTCCATTATCAACAGCTGTAATCGTAAATGTTTGGCTGTCATAAGAGAAGGTATTACCTACAATAGGAAGGTTTGGCACAAGGAGTAGCGCCCCGTTATCCGGGTCTGCAATCAAGTCTCCCGATTCCGTTAACGCATATAGTCCGTTTACATATGCAGTTCCATAGTCGGATAGCCAAACATAGATATCCCATATTGTTCTTGAGGAGCTTGCGGACTTTACTACCTTAATGTCGGTTGTTGAAAACGGACTTTTATCTCTTACATAGGTCTGAACGAAGGACTGAACGGACATGGTTGCATAGGATGATGTTGAGTAAACATAGCCTTCTATGGTACCCATCTTGGGTGTTGTTCCAGTACCAAAGTAATCAAACCGAAAAGCAATACGGTTGTAAGAACCATTTATGACTACCCTTGCAACATGGAAATACTTTGCCTGCGTCGGGTCATTTCCTCCAGTGGTCGAGGTATTTACCGCCATCTTGGAAGAGCTAATCATGACTCCTCCCGCAAAGTTTTGAATGTCTGCCCAGCTGTTTGATTCACCCAACATCTCTGTAATTCCTGTTGGAGCACCAAGAGCCGTACGAACCTGGTTGAAATCAGATTTCACTTTTTGTGCAATCGTAAGCTCAGACTTCCCGAAGGTGACATTAATACTTTGACCCTCTGCGTCATAGCTTTCTTCTACTTCTTCAACACGAGCTGTCATGGTAACTCCCCACTTTTTTGATATGACCTGTACAATCTGACCGAGATCATAATCCGTCTTATAGGTTAAGTTACTGTGGTTATTGACAATGACATCGAAGGAATGAGACATAGAAAGCTCGGAAAGTCTTGTTATCCCACGAAAGGTTAATGCCTCTTCATAGTCCGTTGGAAAATCTGCAGTACGAAGATCTTTTGCATCTACAAATACTTCCCTACGTTCCTCTCCAGTACCATTTGCGATGTACTCAAAAATACGACCTTCCTCACCTTCTCCCTCTCCTCCAATCTTAGCTGTGTTGGCATAAGTTGCTGTGTTTTTCGTAAACGTTTGATCTAGTAAGTTATCATACTCCTTTGAAAACACAGCCTGCGATAATGTTCCGATATACAATTTTACCGTTAAATGTCCTGTCTCAGGTGAAAAAACCGTTTTAATACCAACGGATGCTGCTGTGCAGAGTTCCTGTACTTCATCTAAAAGATTGTTATAAGATACCTGCTGTTTCACTGGGATATTAAGATGTGGCGATGAAAATCTAATATTCGTCATTTGCCGATCTGCATCCACTGGTGATATGACATTGTTATTGATTAATTGCCCTACGCAAGATGATAAGTCACCGTTAAGTTTCTCTGTATTCCAGATAATTCTCCGTCCTAATAATACGGTTGCAAACCTTCCACTGACCGTAATTATCTCACTGTCAGTTTGTGATAGCTGTTGGAATTCAATTAATCCAATTTCATCATCATCGTTCTTCCAGATATAGTTACCTACCTGAAGTAATGCTGCATTTTCAGCGGAAGCATTGGCCTTTAGTTCAAATGACCCACACTGGGAGTAACGCCTCGTCCATCGCAGGTATTCAAAGGACTCTACGATTCCGATTAAAGCACGGTTTTGATTGAATACATATAACTCCATATACTACACCCCCAAAAACTGTGGACGGTAATGTAAGCTCACGTCCAATAGTTCCAAATTACTTGATGCATCATAGCGGAGATTATTCATACCGGGTTCTAACTGAAAGAAATTAGAAGCAGTATCTAATAGGTAAAAGGCATTGCTTTCTGTATTACTGATGATGCTTATTACCCTTTTTTCAGCAAAGTGTGTGTAGATATGAAATTCATCTCCATTGTTCATTGTTGTAAGAATCCTTACATACTCACCAGTATCTATAAGCAGAAGCTCTGGATTAGTAACTGGCCCTGATGCCCTGAATATAATTTCACAACCACAAGGTACATCTCCGAAATTATCCACAGCAATAATCTGACTTGGCTGTCTTAACCCAAACTCAATGCCTTCCTCCGGTATCTCTAATTCAAATTCAAGCAAAGGTTCCCAAGAAGCAAGGTCATGCCATACATCATCCAATGTCTCAAAGAATGGGTTTGGACAAAGTAAACTTAAAAAGAAATTTGGTATCCTCTCTCTAGAAGAAACGGATAAAACAGCCTCTTCAACAACACAGGAAATCTGTCTCTCACGGTATTTTATTACCCCGGACTTCTTAGGACTAAATAATCTCAAGAAACTTTTACGTAGCTCATATGCTTCATCCGGGGTATTTGCTATAATCGTGCCCTCTAATATAATGTTTCGCATATCCATCGTGGATGACACATAAAAAGCACCGTCCTGTTCCGGTGCCTTGAACGTATTAACAGTCTGACGTATATTGCCTGTACCGTCTATCTTGGTTATAAAAAATGGGCGGCTTTGTTTCAGCGTGATGCTTTCACCGCTTGAGTTGATATAGGTAAGTTCCGTAGCCATCCCTCCTTATAATTCAAGTGACAATTTGCGTGATAGGTTTTTGAATTCCCTAGACAGCTCCTTTTCAGACAGAGCCTTAGGAGTCACCACAGATATGTTTTGTGTGATGCCTGCTCCAGCAATACTTGCACCACCCTGTCCTGCTATATTTCTGTAATTCATATCAAAGCTAGTAGGTATCACATTTTGCATATCCCTTGATACTGTTTCCATTGCATCTTCAAATCCAACACCAATACCCTCACCCATGTTGCGCCCAAAGCCTGCAAATAGTTTTGATGGAGATGCAATACCAAAAAAATCTTTTATTTTAGTTACTACATTTCCAAAAAATCCGGAGATTTTCTCCCATAACCATGCTCCAGCATCTGAAATGCCTTGCCAAAGACCTTTGATCAGATCATAACCAATATCGGACATATCACTGAAATATTCTGAGAATGCATTAACCAATCCTTCAATAATCTGTGGTACTGCCTTTACTACTTCCACAATAATCTGTGGTAGATTTTCAATCAGCGCAACTAACAACTGAACACCTGCTAGAATAATCTGGTCGATGTTATCTACAATAGCACCTACCAATGAGGTTACAATCTTCGGAATCGCGGCTACTACTGTTGTAATAATCTGTGGTAATGCTTGAATTAATGATATTAAAAGGCGGATGCCCGCATCGATAATCATTGGTATGGAATTAATAACTGCATCAATAATATTATCAATGATTTCTGGAATAGCTTCCAGAATTGCATTAATGATCGTAGGCAGAGCTGTTACTAATGAAGTCAGCAACTGAATACCTGCTTCAATAATCTGTGGAATTGCTTCAATTAGAAAATCCACTAATGCTGAGATAATGGCCGGCAAAGCTAAAATAAGTTGTGGTATTGCTTCCACTAAGCCTTGTGCCAGCCCTAATATCAATTGCAAAGCCGCATCTAGGATCATGGGTAAATTCTCAATCAGTGCTTGAACAATCTGTATGATGGCAGAAACTGCTGCAGGTATAAGCTGTGGTATAGCTGAGCTAATACCCTCCACAAGTGCGGTTACCAATACGATTGCTGCATTTATGAGTAGCGGAAGATTTTCAATCAACGCTCCAACAATCGTCATTAGAGCACTGACCGCTGCCGGGATAAGCTCAGGTAGGAGACTTAAAACTGTTTCAAGTACCTGGGTGAATATACTTGTCACGGTTCCAAGAAGCGAAGGAAGCAAATCCGCAACCGCTTCTAGAATTGCGCCTGTCGCTGCTGGTAATGCTGTCACGATATTCTCTAAAACCGGTACGATATTAGCAACAACAGCTTTGAAAGCATCAACAAGATTCTCCGTTAGGTTTGTCATGTCGGCATCGGCATTGCCGAGTCCTGCTGTAAAAGAGCCAAGTGCAGCTTCTAACAATCCAATAGAACCGGAAATTGTTTGCGTTGACTCTTTCGCAAAGTTACCAGCATACTGCTCGGTGTTCTCAAAGAACATCTGCATTGCGACTTCGGCTTTTTCTGCTTGTGTAGCGGTTTTCCAAGTGAAATCTAACCCCTTTGAGAGCGCGTAGGCTTCAATGTTAGTAGCATTCATGGACACACCTAAATTATCCATCATGGTAAAGTTGCCTTTTGCTGCACCAGTGACGGCTTCCATTGCAGAGGACATATCGATACCCATAACGGATGCCATGTCAGCAGCACGTTGCATTGCTTTTTCAGTCAATTCAAGGCTTTTTTGTTGTTCGATACCAGAGCCTTGGAATAATGCACCCATTTTGTTGGCCGTCGCAAGATAATCGCTTTGAGAGACACCGAGGTTTTTATAGGCTTCCTCGCCGCTTTTCTGAATCGATGCAGCGTGTTTACCGAAAACCGCCTCTGAGCCACCCAGATTTTGCTCTAGCTCACCAAATTGCGTGACCACTTCCTTACCTAGCTTAATGGCAGCTGCTCCGGCCGCAACAGCAACCGCACCCATTGCTACACCGATACCACTCAATATGCCACCGAGCTTATCAAACTTGCCACCAGCATCTTCTGCACTTTTGCCTGAGTCTTCAAGTTCATCTCCAAGATTATCCGCTTCGACTGTAGACTGCTCTAGTTCACGCTCCATGCCATTTAGTTCTGCTTGAGCCTTATTTAATTGTATCTGCCAGTTTTGGGTACGACGATCATTTTCACCAAAAGAGGAGGCAGCATTATCAAGGGCAGCCTTAAGGGTAGAAATCTTATCTTTTTGTGCGTCGATTTCTTTATTCAGAACCGCATTCCGGGCAGTGACCGACTGTATGGATTTATCGTTTTTATCAAACTGACTGGTTACTAAAGACATCTCACTTCCTAGAACCTTAAATGATTGATTAATTTCAGAAAGTGCCTTCTTAAATTCACGCTCTCCCTCAATGCCTATCTTTAATCCAAAATTGTCTGCCATGCCATCACCTCCTCCTAAAAAAGGACATGAAAAAGGAGCAACCTTTTGATTGCTCCTTTTTTAAGTGTTTATTTAATTTTACATCAATAAGATATACAGAATGGATTTCGGCAACTTAGTGCTAAGTTCATTTTGTATTTCCTAAATTTCCAGCCTTCATATTGATAAATTCCAGGAATTTTATCTTATCCATTTCTTCTGAAAAGGCGGTTACTGGTAGAATATAAGCCTGAACAGAACTAAAATAGATATATATAGCTTTTTCTGTTACAGCAATTTTTTCAATCAATGAATATTTTGTCTTATTTTCAGTATTTGGTGTAATCTCATGTATATATTCATCATCAAACTTTAATATTGCCTCATTGCTATAAGGGAGCCTACCTTCCTTTTTCATTTTTTTAATACCTATTGTCATGAACTTTAAAATTATTTTTTTGCTAAAACCAATCCACAATATGGAAGTAAATGTCATGAGTATTAAAAGTAATTGAAAATCAGCGTCCTCAATAAGGAATATAACAAAGACGACATAACAAATGAGTGGAACAATAAATCTAAAGGACATCAAATACTTTTTACCAATATGGCTATTTAATAAATGATATTGATTAAATCGTAGATAATCAACATCATCTAAAGTTATTTTAAACTCGAACATAATTTTCACCTCTTAGAATATTAAATATTACGAATTCCGATTTATATACCCTATATAATAACCAAACATATCAGAATTTACAATATTTTTATATACCCGGTGGAATAATATCATCAATCGTCCGAGTTCTTCTTGGTTTCTCGATGCCGTGCCATTGCTTATGGCAGGTCCATAAATCAAAAAACAGTCCAATTGGCATGAGCCAGAACTCTTCTGCATCCATACCCATTTGAACTGTTCCATAATAATAAAGCCGGGTAAAGACTTCTATGTCTGTTACCCGACTTCCTCGTTTTTTGATACGGCACCTCCAGTGATGCCATCTTCTTCACTTTCCACATTTCGCTTTGTACCTTTAAACATAGCTTCTGTAATTGCGCTTTTATAAGCAGCCAGATCAAACGGGGTGGTTAGGATTTCTACCTCTTCCTCGGTTAGCAACTCTTCTGGTGAATTTTTATTACTAAGGTTCTGAATTAAGATAGACTGATTTGCAAGTAGTGTGATTAACCATATAATCTCATCCAGTGCCATCTCGAAGTTTTCAGACTTCATCAGCTTTTCACCGAGATTTTCAAGACCACCATAGCGACTAGCAATTGCCTTTGTTGCACGTGTAGTTAAAATCAATTCATACTCTTTACCACCAATATTGATTGCCGCACTTCTCTCATTATCCATGACTTCTCCTCCTAAGGTTCCGGTGTATATACTGGTTCATAAACTTCCGTGAACCAACCTGTGATAGTTGCCGAAGAAACACCTGCATCACCTTCGGTGACCTCTGCTTTCCATGGATGTTTTCCCAAACCGTCCAGCTTGTTTCTTCTCATTACCGTCCCCTCAATCGTAGGTGTAGAGAATGTAATAGAATCTGCCTTTGTCTGCAGGTTCGTTGCTGGTAGACCAAATTTGATACGATACAGCCAGAAATATCGGTATGTTCCATTGGCCTTTTGAGCACGAAATCCTACTGCGACAGGAGTCCCCACGTTTTCGCTTGCGGAGATTAATACCCCGTTGTCATCTGTAGTTGCACCCGTTAAATCCGCTGCTACTGTCGGACCAATGTCATCTACACCAAGGGTAAGTGTACCGCTATTAAAGTCCTTCACGACCTCAGCAGCACCATCATCCGCATACAAAATTGCTTCCACCAGCTCTACCGAGAGTTCGGCAGTGATGGCTTTGGCAAGTACGGAAGGTACCGCATAGGTTTCCTCACCATTTGCGTCTTCCGTTATTTTTGAATAATACAATCTATCAAGACCGATTGTTGCCATGTGTTATTCCTCCAATCTATAAATTTTTGCCACATCAATGGCATAATGATGATATCCGGTATCGTCCTCATGTCCTATATACCGACGTTCCGTTACTGTGAAATCTGCATCTAATAATGCCATTGTTATCTGTCTTTTCCTCTCTAAGTAATTACTTTTAGAGAACAAAGATATCCTCGCTTCCTGGACATCAAATCCTGGGCGGTTATCCGCATGGACTTCGAATAGATCTGAAAGCGGAAGTATCACAGCATACTCATCTGGAGCTAAACCTGAAAAAACCCCGGTTTCTACGGGGAGTGGTATAGCGGTTACGAGAGTATTGAGTTCTTCTAAAATATTCATATCTTATCGATCTCCTCCTCAAGCTTGGCTATCATTGCATTCATACAAGGCTTTCTTGATGCAATTCTCGCAGGTTTTAAAAAGGGTTTTGCAGGTTGCCCATGCTTACCATATTCAATGATGCTAGCAATTTTAGCATTACTCTCTCCATCCGACCTTGGCTCCGCAAAACCAACTTTGACGTTGAAATTTCCGTCTCTATCCTGCTTTGCATCAGACAATCCTAATGAAGATAACAACTCACCAGTGCTTCTTGATGAATACTTCGTTTCTGAACCGACTACTTTATTTAGATTACCTTTTACCTTATTCAGAACCATTTCACCACCAGCTTCCAAAACTTCAGGAAGAATTACATCGGTCTGATTAGCTAGCCTAGAAACTTTTGATAGAAACTCCTCTGGCATCTTGAAATTGACTTTTGCCATACCTACCACCTCACAGTAGGTTCTAACTTTTCGGCTAAAACTTCGAGATACATCCCACGGCTTCTCACATCCTCTACACTTAAAATCTGATATCTACCATCTTCACAAACTATGACCATTTCCGTTGTGACACTAAATTCAGGGATTATCCTAAACCGAAATAGTGATGATGCATTAGAAAATGAAGCCATATTCGTCCACTTCTCACTACCATGACGATCTTCCTTATAGGCACGCAGACTAGCGAGTTTATTATCACTTTTTGTGGCGAAACCTTCCGCATCCTTAATTGGCACCGTGCTAATGATATCAATGAAAGTGTTAATCTTTCCAAAGCTCATAATTTACACCTTCCAATCCCGGTCGAGCCTAAGAAGAAGGTTAACCGTGTTCCAAACCTGCTGACCTGCCTGCACACTATCAGCAAAGAAACCAGCCGTCGAACCATCTCTGCTTTCGTAGAAATGACCCGACAGCATGATTACTGCTTGTTCCGTGGTGGGTGGCATAGTATTTTCCGTGTAATAACCCTCAACGACATGTTGGTAACTCTCCGCGTAGGAGACGGCAGCTCTTATATAATTCAGTAGAAGGTCGTCGTCTGTGTCATGTGCCAAGATTAAGTTTGCTTTAACTTTGGGGAGAAGATTATCTGTTGTCATACCGTCCGTCTCCTTTCAATCATTCTTCGTCTGCTACCATCAGACCTGCCCCTTTCAGCTTGGCAAGTAGGGCATTAAAATCTGTTACCAAACCAGTTGCATCGGTGGCGGTGCTGTCTGCCTGATTAACCGCAACAGGAAGCCCCATTACCGAGGCCTCCTGTTTAATCTCCAATGTACCTCCAATGACAGTTTTCTCACCGCCCTGTTCAATGTAGTTCTTGGTATTATAGCTCATAATGCACCTCCATTAAGCTTTCTGCTGAAGTACCTTTATAGCTTCAGGCAGAATCAGCTTTCCATCTACACGTTGAGTAGCAACAAAGCCTACTTGGCCAGTAACAGCATAGAGTTCATTAAGTCTCTTAAACACACGACCTTGACGATCAGCAACCCAGTAATAGCTAAAATCACCGAATGCTATTGTCTTCGCTCCGGATGCAATCGCTGGTACATAGGAAGATGTATGCAATGGACGATTAAGAATAGTATCTGGAGTCCCCGCTTGTATGGATGGCTGCCATAAATACTGACCTTGACCGTCTTTTAACTTACGAATTGCCTTTACTGTTGAGTCATTCATGATGAATGCAGATTTATTACGGTAAGGTGATTTTAGTGAATAAAACAGGTCAAGCACTTCATCTAGAGTGATAGCAGTAGCACCGGCAGTAGTTACACCTAGTTGTGCTCCTCCTGTAGCTGCCAGAATACCAGTCGGCTTACCAGAACCATCGCCACCGAAGAAGGCTTCCTCTTCCTTATTACCGATACGTCTTGCAAACTCCCTTGAAATATATGGTTCAAGTTGAAATACACTGTCGTTTAGAAGCTCCTCAGAAACCTTGATCATGGTTCCAAGCTTATAAGCTCCTATTGAAACTTGACCGAAGCTGTCATCACTTTCAGGGATTGTGCCTTCTTCATCTACCCAAGATGCGGTACCCTTAGACGCTACCACTGGGATTTTTCTATCACCAGATGCGGTGGTGATAACTTTAGCAAGCCTTCTGAAAATATTCTCTTCCTCTAATGCCTCTACAAGAGTCCTTTCAAATTCATCAGGAACAAGATATCCTCCTTCAGTGTCAGTTCCAATTTGAAGAGCATTTCTTACATTTACATCTAGACCTTCTCCTGCACGAGTACGCATAGCATTCCAGAATGCTTTCCTGTACTCTGCGGATGCACGACCTGTCTTTTCTTCAGCTCCTTTGGATGGAGCGTTTGTTATAGGGTTACTGGTAGCTTTGGAGAGTTCTAAGTCGATTGTTGCCTGGCGCTCCAAACGTTCGATTTCCTTACCAAGAGCTACAACATCTGCCTCCATCTTTTCATAGGTTGCAGTGTCTTCAGCGGATAACAATCCATCACCGCCGCGTTTCGTATCAAGGAATGCCTTAGTCGCATCCCATGTTTTAGCGCGCTTTTCGCGCAATTCAAGAATTTTACTCATTGTGTTTCCTCCTTTAGGTTAGTGAGAAATTAAAGAAAGCCGCTTATCCAGCGACTCTATTGGGGTACCTGTTTTCATTTTTTGCTTTTTGGGAATCTTCCCAAGTAGCGAGTTACATACAGCCGCACGGGAAAATATAAGTCCCTTCCCTGTATCGAGTGGACTTCGATCTTCATCTTCCGTGAACATGATTTTGTCAGCGAAGCCAAGTTCAATGGCTTTGTTTGCGTTCATCCATGTTTCCGCATCCATAAGGTGTGAAATCTTAGTTCGAGATAGCCCGGATTTCAGTTCATAAGCATTGATAATACTTTCCTTTACCTCATCAAGCAGAGCCTTTGCCCTGAGCATCTCCTCGCTGTCACCAATAGCAATGGTTGAGGGATTATGGATCATAAGCATAGATACCGGGGACATATATACATCGCCACCTGCCATAGCAATAACGGATGCCGCACTTGCTGCCAATCCATCAATCTTCACGGTAACATTACCTACATAATCCATTAGCATGTTATAAATCTGTGCTGCCGCGAATACATCTCCTCCAGGTGAGTTAATCCATACTGTGACATTTCCAGCACCAGCCATTAATTCATCCTTGAATAGCTTTGGTGTTACTTCATCTCCCCACCAAGTCTCATCAGATATTTCTCCGTTGAGATAAAGAGTACGTGCCTCGGTGGCTTCATCACGCACCCAGTTCCAAAATTTTCTCATTGGCTATTTCCCTCCGTTTCATAAAAATTTCCCGCTTGATTAAGCGGGAGCATATTGCCGTTCACAAGATACAAATCCCCACCTTCTTCAACAGGAATGCGATTCATATCCTCCAGTTCACGGATGTCATTTGCAGACATCCAGCCATTTTGTCGTCCTGTAGCATAGCCATTCATACGGCTTTGGTAATCACCACGAAGCAGTCCATCAACATTAAACTTAATAAATAGTGATGATTTCTCAGATGGTAAAAACAATATTTGCTGTAGGCTTTGCTCCCACCTAATCACCCATGGATCAAGTGTGTATTTTACAAACTCTAGCGACTGCTGCTCGATGTTAGAGAAACTGGATTTTTCAAGATCTCCGACCATATGTGGTGGTACACGGAAGATACGTGCTATTTCATTGATTTGAAATTTTCGTGTCTCAAGAAATTGTGCTTGTTCAGGCGGGATACCGATGGCTTGAAACTTCATACCTTCTTCTAATACGGCAACCTTATGAGCATTTCCACTTCCTTGGTAAGCACTGTTCCAGCTATCTTTGACTCGTTGTATATCCTTAATTACACCAGGATGCTCTAGTACACCACCGGGATTAGCACCATTAGCAAAGAATGCTGCACCATATTCCTCTGTGGCCAGTGATACACCAATAGCGTTCTTAGCCATTGCTATAGGACTATAGCCAACAAGACCATCAAAACCAAGTCCAGGAATGTGTAGCACTTCATCTTTGCGGAGTGTGACATAGCCACCTTTTGGATTGATACTGCTTTCATCAACATCACGATAATATTTGTATACTAACTCTCCATTTGATGCCCGGCTGACTTCCATCTTGCTTGGTAGCAAAGGGTATAATGCAATTACCTGACCTCGCCCATTGCGAACAACCTGTGCGTAGGCATTTCCCCAAAGTAAAAGATGACTCATAAGTGTTTCTCGAAACACAAATGATGTCATCTCTGGATTTGGTTCATCATGAAGAAGGTGATATAACGGGTGAAAAGGAACTCTTTCTTTTCCTCCGTCTAAACGATATCTGTAAACGTGTAATGGAAGCCCTGCTATCGCTTCGGCTAGTATTCTTACGCATGCATACACTGCTGTGGTCTGCATAGCCGTTCGCTCATTCACCATTTTGCCTGCTGTTGTTCCACCAAACAAAAATGAAAATGAACTCCCTAAACGGTTTTGAGGTTTATCTCTTGACCGAAACATTCCTTTTAATAGATTCATAGACATCACCTCCGAATAAAAGATCGCATGAAAAAAGCACCTCATTACGAGATGCTTTTCTATGTTCTGTTAATTTAAATTAGGTAGCTTTAATTCTTCTGTTGCAATTTTTACTAATGTTTCTTTTGCTTTATCAACCGCTTCTGGTAGAACTCTTGAGTCTGACCCATCTATTTGCTCTAATGCATATAACACTTTTTCCGACTTTATAATTCGTATAGCTGCATTCACCCTAGTTCTTGTTCCGCCTGTTGCTTTATCATAATACCCACATTGACTTGAATGGTACTCATCTATCAACTTGTTTTTTAATACTTTATTATCGAGTTCCTTAATCCTTGTCAACAAATCAGCCATATATAATCCTAAAAATGTCTGACCCGCGGATTTTATATCATCATTAATTTTATCATTACTTCTATATTCTTTTTCCATCTTTAACACCCTCAGATTTTCCTTTATAATTTGTTGTTTTTGGTTGGTTTCCCATGCTTTTCGATATACTCTTTACGTTGTTCAACGTCTAACTTGGAGAGATAAACACGGCTTTCTCTCTTAAAGCCATCAAGTACCCTGTCTGCTACCATTTTCTTTACTCTTGAATCAGAGACGCCTAATATCTTAGCAGCTTCGCTAACAGTTACATGATCAGATATCCTGGAAACATCAAATGGAGCATCGGGAAGTATATGATAATAATCATATACTTCTTTATCCATATCTATCTCTCCATCTGATATTTTTCTAATCAAGTCTGGCAATATCACTTCGTACAGATAGCATTCATAATCCGAAACATTGTTTTTACAATTAACTTCGTAAATGCATTCTCCCAATGGTTTTATATGACCAAAGTTATAGTCTTTTAAATAGATAGCATACACATCCTCCATAACTTCTACGAGAATGTGTATATCGCCATAACTCCTATCATAATCGAGAACACCTACACTTTCTTTTTCTGGTGTTAACGAAGAAAGGTAATTCCTAAACTCTGATGATAGTTTTACAGTAAAAAAATCAGCTCTTGATACATCTGGGTCAAAATAATTTCCATCTTTCATAATTTTCCTCCTTTTAATGTTGCGACGCAATACTTTCTAAAAACATAGTAACATATATTCTGTTGCGATGCAACACAAAAATTAAAAATATTTAAAAAGATTTTAAAAGATTAACAACCCTCTATTATCATAAACTGAATTACTTGTTCCACCAAGGCGGATAGCTCTATCGAGAGCCATAATTGTTGCAACCGTGCCATCTATCTTTTCTGTACTCTTTTCCTTATCTGGTTTGATATTACCAGCAGGATCAGTTCTAATAAATATATTGTCCATCATCCATCGAAGCACTGGATGCCCACCGTGAGCAAGTTTTGTCTCCAAGGTAAGCTTCATTAATTCCTTCGTTGGCGGACTCATATCTTTAAATCCCTGACCGAAAGGAACCACCGTAAATCCAAGGTTTTCAAGGTTCTGAGTCATCTGTACAGCACCCCAACGGTCAAAAGCAATTTCTCTTATGTTATACTTCAACCCAAGCTCTTCGATAAAGTTTTCAATGTAACCATAGTGCACCACATTTCCTTCTGTGGTCTGTAAAAATCCTTGCTTTTCCCATACATCATAAGGTACATGGTCACGTCTCACTCTTAGATCGATGTTATCTTCCGGTATCCAAAAATAAGGAAGAACGATATACATATCGTCCTCATACTCTGGTGGAAAGACAAGAACGAATGCTGTTATATCCGTTGTTGATGACAAATCCAAACCACCATAGCATTGTCTACCCTTAAGCCTTTCAGGGTCTACTGCAAACGAACATTTACCCCATCTTTCCATGGGCATCCATCGTATTGATTGTTTCACCCATTGGTTTAGTCGAAGCTGCCTGAATAAGTTTTCTTCCGCGGGGTTTTGCCTTGCACTTTCACAAGCAATTTGTATCTTTTCTATGTCTACCGTAATGCCCATTGAGGGGTTGGCTTTCGCCCATACCTTTGGATCTGTCCAGTCTTCATCTTCATTGGCACCATAAATGACTGGGTAGAATGTAGGATCAACCTTTCGCCCTTCTAAAATATCCTTTGCCTTTTGGTGTACTTCATAGCATATGGAATGCTGATCATTTCCTGCAGTAGTAATTAAAAAGTATAGTGGTTGCTTTCTTGCGTCTCCGGAACCGTGAGTCATAACATCAAAAAGCTGTCGGTTTGGCTGAGCGTGTAGCTCATCAAATACTACTCCATGAACATTTAAACCATGCTTTGTATATGCTTCAGCAGAAAGTACCTGATAGAAACTCCCAAGAGGTTTATAAACTAACCTCTTCTGAGAAAGTACAGGTTTTATTCTAGCTTTTAGTGCCGGACACTGTTCTACCATTTCCACCGCTACATCAAAAACAATGGATGCTTGCTGACGATCAGATGCACAACCATAAATCTCGCCACCATGCTCATAATCACCGCAGGTAAGAAGCAGTGCTATTGCAGCTGCAAGTTCAGACTTTCCTTGTTTCTTGGCAATTTCGATATAAGCAGTATTAAACTGACGGTAGCCTTTAGGCTTCATAACACCGAACACATCTCTAATGATTTGCTCCTGCCAATCGATTAATTCAAATGACTGTCCATACCATTCCCCCTTGGTGTGTTTCAAACAATTTATAAAGGATACTGCTGTATCAGCCGAATCTTTATTATAAACCGAACCATCTGCTTTGAAGATGGTCGGCTTGTATGTCTTTAGTTTTCGTATCGCCGCCACCTCCCTGTGAATACCGAAAAAGGAACTCTATACAGAGTTCCTTCACTTTAATGTCGACTGATAAGTTTTAGGTGGTTTCACCCGTAAGAATAAAGCGAACATAATCATCTCTATGTTCAGATAGGTAATCAATTAATTCATAATACCCATCCCGCATTGAAATATCGATAACCACAGGAATGTCAAACATATTTGTTTCACCTGTGTCTCGTATTGCTAAAATTTGACCTCTAATTTCTTCGGTCATGCATCCTCCTCTGCAGAGTCACCAACTGCGTTTCTTAATGTTTCAATATTAAAGTCTGCATCCTTATAGCCTTCTAAAATTGTAGAGTAATAATGACAGCTTGGTTGACCGAGTGGCCTTCCCTCATTCATAAGATAAACCATAGCTGTTACATATTTTCCATTGAGTCTTACCTTAATTGTTTCTTTTCTGTAAAGGAAGGGCCATCCTTCATAACGGTCCAGTGCTGTCTCATCGGCAGGTGTGATTTCCCACACCAGCACTGGTACATTGCCTCCCTTAAAAGGCTCTATGGTTGCCACAGCTCCAGCATGTGTGCCTCTGAAAAGTAAACGGTAATTATTTATTTTACTTGCCCCAACTACCTTTGCTGTTGGGCATCGATTTGCCATCTGCACTAAGTTAAGATTAGAGCCGTAGGCAACATAAAGCATATTGTTCATTGAAAATCCTCCTTCATGAGTTTGGGTTTATAGAATTGTCAGGCCGCCCGAAATCGCCATGCTGCTGATCCTGAAAGCGCCGATGTTAAATGCTCTCTGCAGTTAGCAAACTCCTCTCCAATGAAACCGATGCGGTTTAAATAGGTCCTCATCGCAAATTTTTCATTTTCAACCTGTGGTTTCTTAGCTGATGCACATTTTTGCGTTAAGGCTTGGTTGTTAAGGGCAAGGGCAAGAATAATGTAGCTTCTAACCTTACCTGCGTGAAGCTCGCTATTAAATCCTCTAAGCTCCACCGTATGATTTCCTGTAAAAAAGCTATGGAGGTTTAAAAAGTGATATCGGCTGTTATGGTAATGGGTACCTCTGCTCTCGCTGTAGCCTTCGTACCAAATATCCTCAAGCTGTCGCATGGTTTTAGGCTTTTTGCGGTTAATCTTATCAACCAAAATGCTGTCCATCTTTTTGCAGTAGCTCATTCTCTGTGGTGCTATCTGAAGTGCCTTGTAGAAAAGGTCATTCTTGCTTGCAATGATGTTCACAAAGTTTCGAATGCTTCTTGCTGTATGATCTGCCCCATTCAGATGAATGTGAATTCCGCAAGTTGAATTTGTGAATGCTCCTGCGTGACGAAGCTGTCTGACCAATTCCTGCAAGTTCTCAATATCTTCTCGGTAGGAAAGGATTGGGCTGACCAGTTCAACGCTGTATTCTTTTCCCGCAGATACTGTTCTGCCCCTTTCTTTCTTTTGGCAGTTGATACTGCCATCGTACATTACCTTCCAAACTCTACCGTCTGATGTTGTAACCTTCTTTGTATCGTAGTAGGTGCCACCTTCGGCATAAGTGCCTTGTAAAAATTCTGCTACAACCTTAGCCGCTCTTTCTCTTGTAATTCCTGTGAACTCAATCTCGATTCCGAATTTTGCCCTTAGCATTGTTTTTCGCTCCTTTTAAAGTGTGTATGTCCTTTCGGCATGTATATATATCACTCTAAAAGGGTTATATATCAAGACAATTCACCGATATAAAGCAGCATAATCTACACAATCTTTCTGTACATTATCTTGGTCAAAATGTGTAGTTTACTCTTCGATTTTTCTACAAGAGTCCTCACCAAAAACTACTCCTAGAGAACCTCCCCTATCCCATTTCACATGAATTGTACCAATGTCATCAACACTGGTAACTGTTCCTCTATCCTCTGGCATAAGTTTCGTATATGGATCATCCATTTGTATAAGTACCACCCTAGTTCCGGGTGTGTAAGTATCCCTTAACTGTTTTAATGTTTCTGGTTGTATGCTTCTCATTGTTGCCCTACCTCCTCAACCTTGGTTGGTGCACTTTTGAATGCAGAACTTCCTGTTAGCTTTGAAAGCAAAATCTTACGCACTGTCTTGTATTCTGAGCCAATAAAACCAAGGCGTAGAAGGAAGCAGCGGAAAGCATATTTTTCATTATCTACTTCCTTCGCTGTTGCACTTATTCTTATCTGTGTCTTAGCCATCTCACATATTGCTGTAATAAAATGTGTGTAAGCCTTAACCTCATCTGCACTTGAATCAAAGGGGAACCAAGGAAAGCGAAATGTTTCTTCGGTCTGCTCAATCGGGAGCGAAGCAACACCAAGGGCTTTCTTTATTAATTCTCCTTTGCTTTCAATGAGTTTATCTAGGTTCGAAATAGCTGTTTCAGTGAAACCTTCCTTTGGCATCTCAATTATAAGCAAGCCAGAAGCGTTTGTGTTGCCCTGTGTTGCGTTTTCATTCTCCTCAAAGGCAAACCCTCGACCCACAAGTTTATCGAGCAGTGTTTCCACCGTTTCGCTGTCTGTGCGCTCGTTAAAGATAAGTGTTCCTTCCTTATCCACCTCAAAACCATCAATATCGTAAATAAATGTTGGTGCTCCTCTATAAACTGGTTTAGTTTCAAGAATCTCACCGACTGCTGTTACCAGTGCTTTTCGTTCACTGCCTGCAAGATTAAATCTTATTTCCATATCTCATACCACCTTTCTTTTTTTGGTAGTGTTATATATCACTCTAAACCGAATAAATAGCAAGTGGTATGTAGATTAAATCTTACATTCTAGAATTAGATTCCACAATTCCAGCAAGTACAAAACAAACGCATGGCAAGGCAACACCATTGCCCCACATCTTATATTCCGCTGAATCGGAGTGAGGTTCTCGTAGCCATTTCATAATTTGATTTCGAGATTTTGGTTTCGTTGATGTCCCTATTATCTTTCGATGCGTTTCAAAGACCTCAGTCCAAAATTCAATCTCCTCATCTATAGGATTTTCTATTCCAAGGTCACTACACCACCAATCCGGGAAGCCTTGAAGTCTTGCGCACTCTGTTGGTGTCAATCTCCTTACAATATAATCCGTACCATCAGTGTCATTAATTAACGGAGGGTCTTTATAATCTGTAGCCACAAGTGTATTAGCAAGCTCAATCTCTGCATTGGTAAAAAAAGATGCTTTGCTTGAAGAATAGGTTGGTGTGGCCACCGCACTAGGCCCTTGTGCATTTAGCGTTGATGAAATACCTTCATCACTGATACCAAGGTTTCTTGCATAGTTCTGACCACAGTTAAATGTTTCTCGATCAATAGCATATACTACTGCATGTTTATCTACGGTATTTAATGTGAAAGAGATATCCTCACTTACGCCATCCCCATGTGGTCCATTGCAGTCTTTCCTACCAATCATGGAGCCTTGCAAAGCAACCACAGCAATCCCACCTTGATTACAGGAAGGATTACCTCCGTTACAATCCACAGTGCGTGAGGTCTCTGCCTCATAGATACCGCTGTGAGGATTATCAGATTTCATTGAGTTGCTATCCTTAGCACAGATTCCAAAAGCCGTAGGTACAAATAAGGTTTGATCATTATTACAAGAAATCGTGGCTGATTTATTGTCCTGTATTAAAGCTCCTTTTCCGCCACCTTCACAGCCACACCTTATCTTTAATGTCTTTGGTGTTTCCATGACAAAAGGTTGGTTATTGCCACCTGTACCAAACGTAGCAAGAACTGTTTGAGTAGTTTCCTGCGGACCTACATACCGACTGTCCTGGGAATGGTTTTCAAATACAAGTGGAGGATGATTTGAACTGGCACGAAGGGTACAAGTTTTGTCTTCTGTCACATCCATACGGTTGCCACCTTGGTCATTTAAGCAGATTGTGCCTGCTTCTCCAAGGATACCTTTAACATTGATGGTAGCTCCTTCCCACGGCTTGATGCTCTGCGAAGAATACCCTGGCAAGCTTTCTGACTCAAATAGTACCTTTCCGGCACTCCTGCCTGCAAAATCTGAGACAAGGTAGATACGTTTTCTTCGTTGGGGAACTCCCCAGTATTGTGCATCAATCGTTCTCCATGCAATGGAGTAATCTCCTCCCAACATTTCTCCTGCATTAAGCCATTTTTTAGGTTTAGGAATAGATAAGGTTTCATCTTTAACCCCTGCGATGCTTTCGAGGACTGCTTTAAAGTCCTCTCCTTTATTTGAGGAGAATGCTCCGGGGACATTTTCCCATACAATGTATCTTGGATATTGCCCATTCGTTTTGCACCTCATTTCCTTAACAATCCGGATTGCTTCATAAAAAAGAACGGATTGCTCTCCGTCCAAACCAGCTCTTTTTCCTGCCACACTCATATCGGTGCAGGGTGAGCCAAATGTTATTATATCGACAGGTGGAAGTTCTCCACCATTTAGTTTGCTGATATCTCCATAATGTTTCATCTGCGGAATACGTTTGGTCGTAACCCTTATTGGAAAGGGTTCTATTTCAGATGCCCATAAAGGGTCAATATCACAGAGAATACCTCCCAATGGAAATCCTCCACTTCCATCAAAGAGTGAGCCGAGGGTTAATTTACGCATCCGTATTCACCTCCGGCAAATCGCTATACCTATACTTGATACCATCTCTAAGAAGAAATACACCATCTGAGCTACTGATTTGCTCAATATACCTCTTTACAATAACATCACAATACTTTTCATCCAGCTCTATTGTGTAGCAGATCCGTTCGCTCTGCTCACAGGCAATAAGTGTACTTCCAGAACCACCGAAGGGATCTAGTACAATGCAATTGGTAAGGCTTGAGTTCATAATGGGGTATGCAACTAAAGCCACTGGTTTCATGGTTGGATGGTCTCCGTTTTTCTTCGGTTTCTCATACTCCCAGATAGTTGTCTGCTTTCTATCAGAATACCAGTTGTGCTTTCCTTTCTTCTTCCAGCCAAAGAGCACAGGTTCATGCTGCCACTGATAAGGAGAACGACCTAGAACAAGAGATTGCTTTTTCCAAATACAAGTGCCGGATAGATAGAACCCAGCATCGGAAAAGGCTCTTCTAAAATTGAGTCCTTCCGTATCTGCATGGAACACATAAATAGAAGCATCCTTCGCCATTGCTGCTTCGGTGTTAGAAAAAGCCGCGAGCAGAAAATCATAGAATGCTTCATTCTCCATATTATCATTTTTTATTTTGCCAGCACTACCTTCATAGTTTACATTGTATGGTGGATCAGTAACTACTAGATTAGCAGCTTTCCCATCCATCAAGACATCAAACGTGTCTTTCTTCGTACTGTCTCCACAAACCAGTCGATGCTGTCCAAGTATCCATACATCCCCTAAAAACGAAACGGCGGGCTTCTTCAGCTCGCTGTCCACATCAAAATCATCTTCTTTTATTTTATCCTTAAGGGAATCCTTAAAGAGATCATCCAACTCTCCTGGGTCAAAACCTGTCAGGGATACATCAAAGTCTGAGGCATTTAGGTCAGTGATTAACAGAGCCAGTTTATCTTTATCCCAATCTCCACTGATTTTATTTAGAGCAATGTTAAGAGCCTTTTCCTTTTCTTCCTCCATCTCAATGACTACACATTCTACTTCGGTAATCCCCATACTAAGCAGAACCTTTAAGCGCTGATGACCGCCTACCACATGACCCGTGACCTTGTTCCATATTACGGGTTCTACATACCCGAACTCTTCAAGAGATCGTTTTAATTTCTCATACTCTGGGTCTCCTGGCTTTAAGTCCTTTCTTGGATTATAATCGGCAGGGATTAATAATTCAGTCTTTAATTTTTCTATCAACATATTTCTCCACCACCTTTTTTATCAAGATGCCTGGTACATACACTTTCAGCTGTTGAATATTTTTTACTCATCACCTATCTCCTCATCTTTATTTTCCCCTACGGGCAGTTAGAAGTCGCTCCATCACATCGTCCTGTGGGTTAGAACCAGCATATTCCGAAGCACAATTTTCTCGAACGATTTGATAAATTTCCATCCAGAGTCTGTTTGTTTGGCTCATGAAATTCTGACTCATTGCCACATAAGGACTTTGAATCGCATTTCCAGTGGTTGGGTGTTTGGCTAGAAAACCAAACTCTGTTACCGCTTCCTCACACTGTACCCATCTAGCCGCACTCATGGCATAACGTTCTAATAGCTGTGGAAGCACTAGATGTGCACATCCACGTTCCTCAAGCCATTTCCATGTAATCTCATAGATTTCACTAGCTTCTAGTGTTTTCCCATCCTTTTGTTTCGCTGAGAGCATTGTCCTTGGCAGTGGCATCTCCTGCCCCATAAGATCTGCTGTATTTCTAAAATCTACGACCTCAAGTTTTCTTCTACCCGGATTACCTTCAGCAATTTTATCAGCTAGTGGCTTCTTTTTCTGACCAGAACCGATACGGGTGCCGCCACGATTTGTTCCGTCCTTCGCCATTTTTCTCACCTCTTTTCGGTGCGGGTCCTATTACCTCGTTTGAAACCGCGAAAATTTGCGTGATACCCAACGCCCGTTGCACAATTAAATAGTTGTGGAGATCTTTACCCCCCCTACCGGTCATGCCAACGGTCTCCATCTCTTGCAGTGATAGCTGAATGACAAGGAGTACAAAGAGCCATCAGATTGCTTTTATCGTGGGTTCCACCTCGTGCTAACGGAAGGATGTGATGTACCTCTTCTGCTCTCGTCAACCTTCCGTTCCTTTCACACTCCTCACACAAAGGGTGCTGTGAAATATAGCTGTCACGGATTCGTTTCCATGCTCTACCATACCTACGGCGTACAGCCGGGTCACGGTCGTACTTCTCGTAGCGTTGGTTCTCCTGTTTCTGATGCTGCTCACAGAACCGTTCGTCTGTTAAGTTAGGACATCCGGGATAAGAACACGGTCGCTTTGGTTTCTTTGGCATTCACTTCACCTCCTCGGGCATAAAGAAAGCCCTGTAGGTGCAACCCTACAAGGCCTGGTTCATTTTACTTTTCTGCTATTATAATAATATCACATGAGGTAGGGTGGCTTATAGTGGCTTTTCATGGCTTGTTTTAATAATGCGCTCTCTTACTGCATCCAATGCGT